AGGCCCCCGACCATATTCCGCATATGGTTTCCCTATCAGCTCGCTATAGTCCATCATCCGCCTGTATCGACCCCAAAAGGCCGGGCTGCGCCCCAAAGCGTTCGGTATTCGCTCTTTCAAGGCAATTTGTCAGCGTTCTATCGCAAGTGGTGAGCGCGCCGGTATACCCGCAAAGCTCGCCCTTAAACTGCGCGTATTGGCATATCGAACCGTGAAATTTCCATGAAGGGAACGACACCAGCAAAGGATTACTCAATCCGAGCTTGAACGATACGAGCTTCTTGGTGCAGGTTACTTTTTGCACCTGAAGCGTTACTGAATAGATCGGTTCCACCTCGTCCAGACAATTCGAATTGACAACATAGAGCGTTACGAGCGCTTTGGCGAAATTGTTGGACGCCAACACTTCGGCTTCGACCATCCCCCCAAGGTTCGAAAAATGAACCAACAATTCCGGGGCATGGCTGTCGGCATCCTCCGCGATACCATCAACTTCGAACCACGATTTTTGGTAGGTGGTCCCATTCCACGCGATATCAGCCAAGCTTCGGGCAAGATAAACCGAAAAGCTTGGAATTGCGGCAAGGTAAAGAAGCGCTCCCGAACTGTGGAGCTTGTGCATCTCCTGAACTATTGAACTTGGAGGAGTCAGCATCAAATTTGCCTTATTTCTATGGCATCATCCACCTGATAGAGATTTTCTTGGGTTTTTAGGCGTTTGAGCCCGAATTCATCTCCAGCCCAATAACAAAGAAAGGTCGGCCCCAATCCAGCGAGTACTTCTATTTCGGAATCCCATGGAGCCATGCCGCCGGGTTTGGCAAGTTCGGTTTCTTCCGGAATTCCGGCCATCTCAAAGGGCCACGTGAAATAGAAAGGAACTCCACCGCGATGCGCATGATGGAAATTGACGAGATAGACGAAACTCGACGGCAGTAGCAAGTCAAACTTGATTTTGAATATCCATATCCCGCGCACATCTTGCGGGGCCGTCTGGATATACCCGGCTTCAGACTCCTGAGTGTTTATCGGGTCGTGCCGCACGGGGTTGAAAAGGCTCAATCGTTTCCCGGTCCCGGTGAGATTGCTCCAGTCCCAGGTGGCATAGGTAGTCATATCGTCTGTCCTCTAGCGCTTCGGAAGAAAGGAGGCTACGCCCTTTCTGAAGGACTCATCTCTCATCATCCCGGTCATGACTATGCTTTTCACCCAAGTGTCGCCTTCTTGCCTTGTAGGGCCCTCTTCGACTTGGGATGACTTGCTTCCATCGTGAATGATCTCAATTCGGAAGCTAGGTGGAGCGGATGCCTGCCCCTGCCCTGGACTTCCTATTTTGTTGTTCGGAACTACCGTTCCAGGACTTTTGAGCTTAAGAAGTTCCGGCCCCTGTTCCCCCACCATCACCCACTGCCCAACCGGTGGATCGCCACCTTCGGCGAAACCAAACAAGCCTTCTGTAATCAGGTCCGAGTTGGCAAAACTCGATTCCATGGAAGCGGAAGCGGTCGTGCTTCCCATCCCAAATATGGAACCGAATATGCTTCCCAGCCCACTGACGCCCTTTAGAAGCATCGCCTGAATCTGAATTTTTATGAGGTCTCGAATGATCGAACTGGCAAAAGAGGAAAAGTCCATCTTCCCTGTCACTACAAAATCAGCCAGCGTGCCGGCCGCATCGGAAATCCCATTTTTAAGCGAGGCGATAGCGGCTTTCCCGCTATCGAACGTGGTGGGAAGTTCCCGATTGATTTCCGCCAACCCCTCGCGCATCCCATCGAAAAATGAACCGTTTGCGTGCAGATTGGCTGTGCGTTCCTGTTCGGCGTAGAGTTTTTGGTAGGCCTCCACCAAGCCCGGGATGTTCTTGTTCACGTTTGCGAGTTTTTCATCCCTCGAAGCCTGAATAAGTGCTATCTGGGTTCGATATTGCTCTTCCATCGTACCGGTGAGCTGAGCATAGGAAACATTGGTTTGGGCGAGGTCTATGCCCCCGGAAAGCATTTGTTTCTGTTTGGTCAATGACAGTTCTTGCCGAGCGTTCCTGCCCGCTGCCACCCCATACTCGCTTGCTCGTTTTGTGGCCGATTCGTAAGCGTCCTTAAGGTCCGACACGGCCGCTATGGCTTCGGGAGTAGCGCCCTTTTTCCCAGCAAGCTTTTGTTGCATTTCGAGATAGGCCTGCTGAGTATCCGCCACTTCCTTGGCGTATGCTGCCTTCTGGTCGGATACTTTTTTGGCCATACGCACTTCTTCGGCCTCATAGAATTGACCGGACGCTTCCAGACGCTGGGCCTCGTAGTTCATGTCCAAATCGTAGAGACCCTGGTACAGCTTCCCCATGCGTTCCTTGAACTTCAGGATATCTTGATCTATTTTTGTGTAATCGATAGGAGCGGGGCCGACTTTCCTGGCCTCTTTATTGGCCTCGTTTACTCCGGCAAGATATTCCTCTTTCCATTTTAGTAACGCGGCCTGCTGGCTTTTCACTCCGATCCCGGTCAGCACATCCGGCATCGCTCCGGAATATTCGGCCTCATACTTGGCCCGGTTAAGTTCCGCCATCGTCTCGGAGTATTTGGCGGCGGCGTTTTGTATCGGAGACTTTGCACCGGAAAGAGCTGCCTCGATCTTAGCGTCAATCCCGACGAGACTTTTGGACAGTCCTTCCCCTATAGAATCGAGATTGATATGCGCTATCTCCTGAAGATGTTTTTTGAAAACATCCGCGCTCATCCCGGCCTTATCTATGTAGAAACCAAAATCGCGCATGGCAATCGTAGCGCGGTCCATTCCGTCCCTGGTATAACCGGCCTCGATTGGAATTTGTTTTAAGCTATTCAGGAAGGCATCAATCTGTGTTGTGTCTTGTCCTACTTTGGACATTTCCGTTCGAAGCATCTCAAGCTCGGGGATGTTAAAACTGTCTCTCACTTTGGCCATCAACGCCGGAATTAGATTGAATTCTTCAGTGGCGGTTCTAAACCATCCAACGGACTGTGCATTGGATATTTCTCGTTGATTGGATGCAATGGCATCCATGAGCTGCTTCACCCGCTCCAATCGGGCCTCATCCGTTGCCCCGACTACTCCGGTAAGCGAAGCTCCGTCATATACCTTTTTGCTGCCTATGGTTGTTCCGAAACTCTTGATGGAACTGTACACGGTGCCAACCGTCGACAGGGCCTTGACTATCCCTTCCGCTAACGTCAACGTGGCTCCCAATGAATCGTTTAATAGCTGCACGCTACTGATAAGTTCTGGGTTCAGGACGATATTCCCAGTCTTATTATCTATTTTTACCGCATAATCGTAGAATTCCTTGAGTGACCCCTTCAGATCCTCAAAAAATGGTTTCGTTACGGCGCCAAGGATATTGGACACAGCGTCCTTGGAATTACTCACCAGCCCCGAAAAAGTTTCCCCCATTATCCCACCGAACTGTTTGAACGCCTCAAGCTTGCCCATTACCCACGTAAACCAACCACTCGCGTCTCCCTGCCACTTTCGCACGTCCTCGCTAGTGATCCCGAGCGCAGTGGCAATACGCGTGTTGCGGGGGGTTATCGTCCCGTTGATTAGCGACCGTGTCTCCTCGGCCATCTGATCGAGCGGAACTTGCATTGCGGCCGCAGCCTGCACCATGGCGAGCGTGTATTGCCGAACCTGGTCAACATTGAGCCCCGCCGAAATACCGGGGGCAAGTGTTACTTGAAAAGCGTTTAGCAATTGTTCAAAAGTGGCGGTGGTCTTTAGATTGTCCACCTGTAATTGTTTTACGAGTTCGGAAGAATACCCTATGGCGGCATTTATCTTTTCCCTACCGGATAACTCCACTCCTTGCGAATCTTTGAATTTTCCCTGTGAGGAAAGCAACGCGGCAATGCCTACGGTTGAAGATTCTACCGTCTCGTTGAATTTCGTCCCAATCATGCCGGCGGCTCCCACGAGCCCGGCTATTGTCGTTGTTGCGGCGGCGGCGGATAGCGACAAACTGGATAAGCCGCTTATCCCCGAGGAAAGATTCAGCGAATCAAATTGGGCCTGCATCCCGGCGATAGCGGAAGCCGTTTGCTTCTGCGCTTGCACAAGGTCGGCGGTAAGCTTATCTAGCCTTCCTGAAATTGTTACAAAAGCTTGGCCCAGTCGAGTTGCCATTTTTCCTCCCAAATAAAAAACCCGCTCCGGATTTCTCCGAGGCGGGCACTAACCCAAGGAAACAAAACTATTTCTATCTTTCTATCCGCGAAACTTTCCCATTTGTAAAAACTACGGAAGCACGCATATAGTTCTCTGATCTGTTTTGTGCTCCATATTTCCACCCCATGTTAAATTGTTCCTGCTCTGTCAATAGGTTGGTCATAAGCCTTCTGAGACCATAGGCCCACGTTTCCTCTTTCCCGTCGGCAACTATGGTTGTTTTTTTCCCGCTCGGTTGTCCCAATAGCGATATTACTTCGAAATAACCCATCCCTATTTGTATCTGAGATAGTCTTCCGTTGATAACGTTATCTCCGTCGGCGGTATTGGGGTAAGGCATGATGCCTCCACAACCCATCAGCAACAATATAAAAATAAAACATAACGGAGCCAAAACCTTCATACGTCCCCTCCCTATTTTGAGTTAGAAGTATATTGTTTTGGGCGTTATTATATCTGCTCACCAATATATCTCAAGAATCTTCGTTAACCCTCGCCATCGTCACGTCCTGGAACAGCTTCAGAACTTTCTCGAACGTTTTGAGCGGTTCTTTCACTCGGTAGCGGTCAATAGCCTCCCAAACGGCAAGCTGGTTCACTCCTACCACTCCGCCCATCCCGGCGACGATCATTTGAGATTCGGTAAGACGCCAGATCCTGATAGCGTCTTTGTTTTTAGCAAGCAGGGGGAATTCCCCACGGCAAGCCTTACATAATGGCTCTCGATGGAATTCCATGCAGGCGGCTCTACAATCATCGCAGTCGATTTTGTTATAGAGCCAACCTGCATGGCCGATCAGTTTTTTATTTCTTCTTTCGATTCCGCCTCGATATCCTTCCTGAGCTTTTCCAGGTGTTTCTTGACGAAGTTGGCGAACCTCCTGCTCTTCCGAAGCATCAGGTCAACGTTTTCCTCGGAATGTTCAATCTCGCATCCGTTTTTATCGATGAGACGCCACGCCGGTATTCCTCGGGAATTAAGGCGCCTCGCGAACGCCTCCAGTTTTTCCGGGTTGACGGCTTCCTGCACCATTTCGAGCGCGTTATCTTTCGCGGGATTGGGTTGATAGACCGTTTTCGGTTTGATCCCGAGTTCGTCCCGGATCGCTTGAATATCGTCATCGTCAACGATCCTCAGATCGACCCATTCCTGCTTGTCGGCCGCGAAGTAAAACCGAGTTGGTTCCTGTTCTCCATCGATGTCCCAGGGCATAAAAATCCTCCTATTTAGTTCAGTTTCATACATCCCTTGGAGAGTGCGAGTGTCATGTCTACGGTGTACAGACCGGACATATCGGCCTTACAGTCGAATTTGGTGACGTACACTTTCATGGATGGAAAATCGCTCGTGTTGACCCCGAAATAACTTGTGACGGAGTCGGGATAAATTCGTGGATCAGTGATCGCGGTTCCCGCCAGGTTTGCAGCCCTCAAGACGGCCTGTCCGGAAGTATCGTCGGGGTCCCATTGCCCACTGAGCTGGATTTCTCCGGCATCGCCCATTCCGAGCAGAAAACCCTTGATCGTATCCCCCATCTCATCATCCGAGATCTTGTCCCAATTGATTCCAGGGATGGTGAAACTAACGATGCCGAGCACCTTGCTGGAACCGAGCGCGAACTTACCCTGATGTCCCTTTCTTTTTGCCATCTGTATTTCTCCTCTCCAAATAGAAAAGGCCCGCATCCGAATGGACGCGAGCCTTTAGCGGCCCCTCTTTCGAGGGAGTTATTGTGGACTTTGGAGATTATTTTTTCTTGCTAATCTCCTGTAATTTCATCCAGAGAAAATGGAACTCCTTCGTCACCGTGAAATTAATCAGGTGCCCTACCTCCAGACTGGAATCCACGTAGATTTTGTACCCGGCCTTTCTTAACTTGTCGCAAAAGCAAAAATCCTCCCCAAGCCTTTTCGTTCCCTTCGTCGGGTCGTCGCTTTTTGATTCAAACCAAGGGAAGGGCACGTTTTCGAACACGGTCATATCAAACAACCCGCAAGCCGCAACTCCGGTTCGGTCAACTTCAATAAGCCCGCCCTTTCCCCACTCCTTAACCGGTACTCCCTCAAAACGGTTCGCATTGGCAGGGGACCGCCTGCGCATGATCGGATCATAAGGCGGATACCTCCGATGCACCCGGGCGGAAACGATAGGTAGATTGTGTTTGAAGAGACGGACGATTAGATCGGGCTCCGGAGTTTGGTCGGTGTCCAACATCAAGATGCTTGTACAATCCGACTCAAAGGATTGACGGACAAGTTCATTGCGCACATCCGCTATCCCGGCATAAAAATCAGTAGGATATTTGGGGGTTAAAAAAGTCCATGGAAATGGTTTATGTAAACGGGTGAATGCCTCCCAAAACTCCTTTTTTGGATCATGTCCAGCACAAGGAAGCGCGATAGCGAGTTTTACACCTACCTCCATCATCGATCCTTTTCGATAAGAATCCGGTACTCAACCATGTAATGCCATATCCCTGGGTCCTCTTCTTCCCGGATAAGCTGCTGGCTCTCGCGTTGCATGAAAATGTGGGTATATCCGGATACCGATAATTCGCAATCATCGAACAGTTCCGTCAGTTTTTCATAATTGTCGCAAACCGTCCCGGCGCTGGATTCCGAATCGAACAAGGAAAACTGGATAAGCACGTTCTCTTGTATCTCGGTAAAAGTCCCTTCCGGAACACCGGATACCATCAGAAAGACGCAATACGGAGCCCCGCTCGGCAATTGCGCCTTCCCCTGGGGAGCCACAGAATTATAGAGCCGACCCGAAAGCGCGGTATAAAACGCGTTGTGAACCTGGTTCGGATCTGCCCCAGAAAGAGCATTGAAACGGGTCATTATGGCCTGAAAAAGAGATTTCATATCCCTGTCTCCGAATGATTGTCGGCCATCCCGCTACCGCATTTCCAACCATTTTCTTTCCGTTGTCGGTAAAGTCTACGGTCATGATAGTAATTGTCCGCTCGATATTGCCATTCATAGTCGGTCCCCTCGGTGGGTTCGCCTCTCATCTGGGGATGATCGTGCAAAATCCGCGCGTTCTCGGCCCATGCATAGCGTCCGATTTCCTTGCACCGGTCCATAAGCTCCTGGTCACAAAAACAATGCCGGTAGCCGGTATGGAAGAATTCTCCGTCCAGGATCGGCAGCAGTCGTTTGTCCGCCATCCAATGCGTGGCAAGCACATCGCCGTCGTGATGTCCGTCGTTGAGACCGACAAGTCCCCACCCATCGGGCAGCGTCGCCATCATCTTCAGCGCTTCGCGGATACATCCGGGCTCGGGGATCGTGTCGTCACCCAAAAAACAAATCACTTCGCCTCGCGACCGGCCTACCATGCTCTTAACCATCTTGGGGCATCCGATGCGATCGGTATCCTCTTCAGCAAGGATTTCGTATTCGCATAGCCCCATGGTGTCGTCAAACCAGCTCCGAAGATA